TTATGGTTCTACACCTACATATATTACTGGAAATGATTACATATCAATGACAGGTGCTCATTATACAGATTTTAGTACAAATGATTTTACTTGGTGTGATGTAAATAATGGTAGTGATAGTATGAAAATGTATTTTGATGATGCTGGTTCTGATAGAACACAGAATATGTCATTAGAAATGATGTTCACTGGTTTTGACCCATCATTAAATAGCGACCCTACTATGATTATGCAAAAAAATGGTTCAAGTAGTTCTTGGTATCAACACTCTGTTGGAACTGCGTGGTGTAATAACAGTACAGCAAGGTCTAATCAAATAACTTCTGTAAAATTAAAAAGAGTTGCAGGAAACATAAATTATGGAAAATTTGTTTTCTATGGAATTAAATAAGGAGAAATAATAATGAAAAAAATAATTATAAACCCAGAAAATCCTAAAGGGATTTTAGTAGATTTAACTGCTGAAGAAATAGCCGAAAAAGAACAAAATAATATTGATGGTCAAGCAGAAGCAGAAACAAGACAGGATAAAATAGCAGAAAAAATAAATCTAAAAAATAGTGCTAAAGCAAAATTAATTGCTGGAGAAGCATTAACTGAAGATGAAGCTAACACGATAGTATTATAGGTAAAATCCTATGACTAAAGCTAGAACTATTGCAAATCTAGGAACTGGATTTACAAACATAAGCGATACTGGTACTGAAGGTACTAAAGTTGCTTCAGGTACTACAGCACAACGAGGTTCTACTACAGGTCAATGGAGATTTAATTCTACTACAGGATTTTTTGAAGGCAGAGGTGCGTCTGAATTTAATACACTTGAACCAACTCCAACAATATCATCAGTTGATGATGGAGAAGTAGATAGTGCAAGTGGTGGAAACCAAACTATTGTTATAACTGGAACTGGTTTTACATCTGGTGCAATAGCAAGTTTTGTAGGTTCATCAGCATCATTTAATGCTTCAACAACAACAGTAAATAGTTCAACACAAATTACAGCAGTAGCACCTAAATCATCTTTTTTAAATGCACAAGAACCTTATAAAGTTAAAATAACTTCTGCAACAGGAATAGCAGGAACATCAGCTACAGGATTAATTAATGTAGATAATGCACCTACTTGGAACACAACAGCAGGTGCGTTAGGAAATGTATATGAAAATATAAGTGCTAATCACTTTACACTTTCAGCAACAGACCCAGAGGGAGATACAGTAACTTACACAGAAACAGGTGCAACTAATTTATCTGGTGCAGGATTTTCTTTAAATTCTTCAACAGGTGTTATTTCTGGCGACCCTACAGATGTAAGTGGAGATACAACAGTTTCATTTACAGCTAGAGCAACAGCAGGAAGTAAAACTACAGATAGAGCATTTAATATTATAGTTAAGAACCAAATAGGCGTTTCTGGTAATCCTGCAACTTCAGCTAAACAATTATATGATGCAGGAATTACAACAGATGGTATTTATTACATGAATAACATTTGGACTAATAATACAGAAAAACAATGTTATATTAGATTTAATACTAGAGATGGAGTTCATTGGCAAAGATGGACACCAGATTGGCTAACAAGTTCTGGTGCAGGTTCAGCAAGTACAGCTTATAGCGAACATGGTGGTGGTGCGAGTTCTACAACTTTCTGGTATCCTACAAATACTAATGATTATGATGTGACATCTAAAGTTTTAGACAATAGTTCTAACTACGATTTTAAATATGAAAGTTATAATTCTGGTGCAGGTGTTTCTTGGATAATAAATCCTAGATTACAATTATCTAACTTACAAGGTTTTTATTATGGAGTAGAATTAATTTGTAGTGGTACTGGAGATAATAATAATAGAGGTAGTGTTGGTTTTGATTATCAATCTAGTGATGATGGAACTGGTAATTGGTCACACGATTATCACCCAGAATTAATGCTTTTAGAAGTAGGTCAAGACGCAACTTTTTCATCTGGTGTAAGAAATTTTTCAGCAATAAAATTTACAGCTAATGGAAGTAATACTACATACTCTAGATTTGATACTGCTATTGGTGGAAATATTGGAAAAAATGGTACGCAAGACGAGTTATGGTCAAGATATGCAAATACAAGTAATGCAGGACAAACACACAATGATGGTGGAGTTTGGGATTATACTGGCGATATTGCTAGTAGCGATTACTGGGCATTAAGAATAAGAGGTTGGTCTGATAATGGCAATGCAATGCTTTTTAGTGGAATACATTGGATAGGCATTAAGTAATGGCTAGAAAAAAGATAACACCAAAAGAGTTTAGCGAAATTGCTAATGGTGTTAGACTTTCATCACATGAAAAACTTTGTGCTGAAAGAATGAATAATATTTTAAAGTCTATCGAAAGACTTGAAAAAAAAGTAGAACAATTAAGCGATCATGTTTCAACTGGAAAAGGAATAGTTAAAGTTCTTGTTATTCTAGGTAGTTTATTTATAGGAATTTTAGGCTATTTTAATTTTAAATGAAATTTATATTGGTAGTATGGGTTTGTACCTTTACTAGCAATCAATGTGGTCCACCAGTACAAAGCAATACAATATATAACTCATGGAATGAGTGCGTTGTTGAAGCTTACAATTATAGTACTAATTTTCTTGCACAACAGAAAACAGAAAATGTTAATGAGTTTAGATTAGCAACTAAATTTTTGTGTAAGGAAATAGAAAATGTTTAAAGGTCATAGAATAATAGTTATAGGGGATGCTCATGATAGTCCTCATATAAAACAAGATCGTTTTAAATGGATAGGTAAATATATTAAATCTGTTAAACCAGATTACATTATACAAATAGGTGATTGGGCATCTTTTGATAGTCTAAGTTTTTTTCAAAAAAATAGTACACAAGCAGGTAAACTTAAAGATGCTTACATGATGGATATAGAATCAATGCGTAATTCTATAGATCTATTAGATAATTATATTGATAATGACTTAATACCTAGACACGTTACATTTGGTAATCATGAAGAACGAGTTTATAGGTTTGAAGAAAATATTCCAGAGATAGCAGGTATGATGAAGAAAGAGCTGCATCATTCTTTTGATAGTCGTAAATGGAAACGATCTCCTTATGGTGCTTTTAAGAATATAGGTGGTGTATCATTTACTCATTGTCCATTAAATATAATGGGTAAAGAGTATGGTGGTAAAAACTGTGAAGTCCAGGTAGCTAATGATGCTACCAATGATATTGTATTTGGACATACTCATAAATTTAGAGATTGGAAAGCTCCTAAAATTGGGGATAAAAATTATGTTAGAATAGTTAATGTAGGATGTGCGTTGCCACATGACCATGTAGAAGACTATGCTAAGATGAATTTAACTGGGTGGTCTTGGGGTATAGTTGAACTCGGTATCTGGGATAACCATATACAAGAGAGTCAATTTATATCTATGGATAGACTGGAGAAAACATATGATAACTGATGGTACAAATTTTGCTAAATATAATAATTTTAGTAGCAACGAGTTTAAATGTAAATGTTGTGGGGAATTAAAAATTTCTGAAATAGTTTTAGACTTTTGCCAGGCATGGCGTACTCATATCCAAGAAGGTGTTACAATTACTTCAGCTTACAGATGTGCAGAACATAACAATAAAGTTAGTTCTACTGGAGATGATGGACCACACACTACAGGTTTTGCAGTAGACATTTCTACTTCACCACAATTACAATATAAATTAATTGACTTTGCTTTACACTATGATCCTAAACCTACAGGTCTAGGTATAGCAAGATCGTTTACTCATCTTGATTGGTTAACAGCAGATGTTGATCAGAAGTATGTAGTAAGACCTAACGTATGGAAATATTAATATGTGGTTGAGTGCAATAAAACTTGCAATGAATGCTGGTTCTCATGTATATAAAAAACGACAGCAAACAAAAATGTTAATGGCTGATGCACAAATGCGTCATGCTGAAAAAATGAGCAGTGGTGAACTTGAATATAAAGCGAAAATTATTGAGAGCAATGATAACGGTTGGAAAGACGAATTTGTATTGGTGCTTGTATCTTTGCCTATGCTTTTATTGGGTTGGTCTGTTTTTTCTGACGATCCAGAGATTCGTAATAAATTAGATTTATTTTTTGAGTATTTTAAAAATTTACCTTATTGGTATCAAGCAATTTTTATCGGTGTTGTATCTGCGATTTATGGATTAAAAGGTGCTGACATCATGAGGAAGAAATGAAAATTTCTGAAAACACTTCGGTATCAATGCCAATACGTAATATGGCTATGATAATTTTTGGTGTAGTAGCAGGTGTAATTGCATACACTGAACTTACAGGTAGGTTAACATCATTAGAAACTTCTAGAGAATTATTTGAAAATGATTTGCTTAAAAAATCTGAGCAAGTACCTACTGACCAGGAGCAGCACTTTTTATTAGAAGATCTTTATAAGACTGTAGAGAAACTACAATCAACTCAAGAGATGAATATGACTAATAAAGTCAATATAGAATTTCTTAAAACACAATTAGATAAAGCATTAGAAGATATAGAAATATTAAAAGACAAGGTTAGACAAAATGGAAAATCTTACTGAGATAGTTATAGCTTTGTTAATGATAGTTAATGGAGAAATCAAAGAACATAGAATACAAGATACTATGTCTGATTGTTTAAAAGGTAAACGTATAGCTAATAGAGAAGTTAATAATAATGTTGAATATCAATGTATTAAATCTATGGCTGAAACAGAAATTTATATGGGATCTAAATCTATTAAGAAACTTATATTAGAATAGTATGTGGTGTGTAATCTGGAAACAGAAAGATCTATATAAGATGTTTACAAATGTAATATTTGAATCTGAAAAGAAAGCTACTGAATTTAAAAATCAACAGAAGTCTATGCGAAAAGCTCACGATTGTAGAGCTGTACCCTATATGTACAGTTATTTTAATGGAATGGCTAATTTAGACCATTTAAATAGCTCTGAGAAGCCACAGGATAGCTAAATAGACTACATTCGGTATCATTGGGTATAATATATTTAAAGGCTGTGTGCGTAGCTCTATGACAGTTTATTGCCTGTTTCAATAAAGTGTTCTGATTCTAGCTCAGCTAAAGCTCCACGCATTAGATCTATAGCAAATTTCTTATTATTATAGTTAGATGCTATCTGCATTACATTAGATACCAAAGCAACTTGAGCTGCATCTATATTATTACCCTTAAGTAAATCAATTGTTACAGTATCAGCAATATTATCAAAGAGATCTATTACTTCTTTGTTAGATACTTGCCTTGCTTTAAATATATGTTTTAAGCATATTATTGTTTTCATAGGTAAATGTTATTATGAAATTCGGAAGCTCACACCTCACATAAAAAAATATATCTGTAGGCGTACTCAATTCAAAGTATTCATACGCCCACAGTTCACAACAGATGTAGTTACATACTACGTGTTAATTATTAAAAGGTAAATTAACTTAACCTATTAAAACTGGTCATCAAAATCATCTGATGGTTTAGACGGCTGTGCTGTCTTTGTACCAGATGGTTTGTCGCCAACCATTCTAATGCTTCCTGTAAATCGAGGTACTACAACCTCAGTTACAATTCTGTTTTGATCGTTAGAATCTTTAAACTGTCTAGTTTCTAATTCACCTTCGACATATAATAAAGTTCCACTCTTAGCATATTTTTGCATAGTTTCTGCAAGTCTTGGATCCCATACAACAATCTTATGCCATACAGTTTTTTCTTGCCATTCACCATCTTTAGTCTTGTACTTTTTATTAGTAGCTAAAGACAAGTTAGCAAAAGACTCACCTTTTTTAGTTTGTTTTATTTCTGGGTCTGCTCCCAGTCTTCCTATCAACATTACTTTGTTTATCATTGTTTAACTCCTTTGTATTGATTACAGTTATGTTAGTTGGTTTAGCATCAAACTTAGCTTTCATTTCTTGTACATATTTGTTGTTATCAAACAAACCAAGAAACACATCAGCACTGATACCAAGATGACTAAAACCTTTGGTCATAGCATCTGTCATTGCTTTCTTTGGTGCTTCATCATCTAGTCCACCATTCTTCTTGTACAATGCTTGTACTGAAGATACTGGGCCAAACTGATTCCATTCTAAGCTAGGTTCTTTTCTGTATCTAATTAATACTTCTGCAAATACATTTTTATCTGTATAAGTATAATCTACATGATAAGCCCAACCTAAACCTACTGGACCAAACATACCAGTCATAACTTGTATCTGATACATTGGATCTATAGTAGTTAGTTCTTTACCACCAAACTTTGTAAATGCTTTTGTGTATTTAGGATTAGTATTTTTTACTTGATCCCATATCCAAAAGTGTTCTTCTTTTCCTGTTCTCATTATATACCTTTCTGTGTGTATTGATTATTAATATGAGTTTTACTTACTACATAAACATATGCAGAACGCTTACTAGCATTCTTACGTTTATCTTTTCTTTCTATTTTATCTTGTTTATATAGTTCAGTTACTCTTGGTCTTACAGTAAATGAAGACAACCCTAATAGGTCAGCTACTTCATCTGCTGTTGCTCCAAAGTTACCTTTGTTTGCAATAACATTGAATACTTTAGCTCTTATAGTATCAGCACCTTCTTTTATTAACTCAGCAGCTTCTACTGATGTATCAACTTTTTGACTGCCTGGTGAGTAAGGGTATGATTTCTCTACCATTGTTATGCTCCTTTATCTGTTCGTTAAAGTTATTGAAATCAACAAAATCTGGTGGTGGTGTTTTGGTTTGTACTAAATGCCAAAATAATATTTCAGCAGATTCTAATTGATTTTGAAATGCTTTATCTGGAAGTACTTCAGCTAGTCCCCATTTCATATTACCAAAGAACATAGATAAATACATTTTGTCTGCACCATATATCATTAGGTAATGTTGTATTTGTGCTTTGTATTTTTCTGCTGTTTTAAGTTCATTACTGAATGCGTTAGTGTGTTTACATTCTAGTAATGCTTTTTTTTCTTTGAGAACACCATCTATATTGCAATACATAAATGGATATTTTTTAGATTTAATAAAGACTTGTTCGCCTACAACTTTAATACCTGTTTGTTTTTCAAACCAGCGAATGTTAAAGTCTTCGGTATGAACTCCCATTTGTACTGGTAAAACATTTGAGAGATCGTCTGATTCTTTTTCTCCAATTTTTTCTAGATACAAATCGTGCCAGTCACCATTGTATAGTCTGGTGGCATCTGATCCACCAATACCTGTCTTACGATCAAAGTCTTTGTTCATTTATTCTTCCTTTCAATGTCTTCTATCATGTTGTGTATTTCGGTATAAATCCATTTAAGTTCTTGTATACCTAACAATCCTGCAACTTCTTTAATAGTATTCATTCTTTTTTGTTGTAACATTCTATTTTTATTTCTATCTATTAACTCAAAGTGTTCTTCTTTTTGTTCGGCCATTATTTATTCCTATATATATTTCGGAAGCTTAAACCTACACGAGTTGCACCCTTTCGTTTTATGTCTTCCCATTTTTTTTTTTCTTGTTGATTGTGTTTTCTTCTAAGACTATCTAATTGTTTTAATATCTTTTGATCTATTTTACCTGCAAACAATTTAGTAGCAAAGTCTGTATATATCTTATCATCATACTCAATATTTTTATAGAATTTAAGCAATGACATATACCAAGCTTGTTGTCTAACGTGATAAGGTGTGTAGTCTATTTCAACTTTCAGTTTCTGTTTTTTCATGTGTAGATGTCTTTCCTTGTTCTAAACTTTTAAGAGCTGTTTTAACTTTATCTGAATCTGTATCAAATTCTTTAAACATAGATTTCATTTTAGTTAAATAATGTACAGCGTCTAACAGTTCTTCGATTGTTTCATCTACCCATTCGGACATAGGTCTTTTGTTATTAGACATAGTCTTACCAAACTTTTCCATACCTTGTATATGTCTATCAAGAATTTTTTTGACTACAATATTTACAATAGGATCGTTTGTTATGTCACCAGGATTTAAGTCTGGATTAATTGTCATGTTTTACCTCTTTTATTTTTATTACAATTTCGGCATTTAGTGCTTCTGCCCAACAACAGAATAACCAGCCACTTGGTTTTCTTATACCACACTCCCACTTTGATACAAGTCCCTTAGCTACTCCTAATATTTCATCCATTTCTAATTGTGATATACCCATATTTTTTCTTATTTTAACAAATTGGGGTATCACTTGATTATGAAATTGTTCACCTAGTGCCTTATTTGTCATAATTACTAGGTATATGTATATTTCGGTAGCTGTCAACCAGATATGGTAGTGCTATCCATAACAACATTTGGGATAAAATAAGCCAATGGTTTTCTAGTATATTGAGCTATTTTATCTAATTTGCATAATGATATTTTGTTAGTAGATTTTTCATACTTTTGAATTTGTTGAAAGGTGCAACCTGCAGCTTTTGCTAACTCTGATTGTGTAATTACTCTATGAGTAAATGAAGTATGTCTTACTTGTTTTATTTGTTTACCAATAAATTGGTATAGTTCATGTTCATTATACATTGCCTTTTCTCCTTGATGCTTCTAATGTTCTCCATATTTCTATTTTCATTTCTGCAGTTTTTCTTTTATTTTTTAATTGCAGAAGTTCTATATTTTGAACATTAATTGATTTAATTGAATTAACATAACTTTCGGAAGCGTAATAACTTTCGGTAGCTTTAGACACAGCTAAATCTGATTGAGTTACATAAGCTCCTTTGAAATGTTTAATCATATCTCGCTGATACTCTACCTCTGCCATAAGTTTAGCAAAGGTAGTATCTGTTTCAGCTAGATAATTGATCTCATTATCTATATCCATATTACTTACTTTCTAATTGTAGGAACTCTTTAGGTGCAGCTACTGGAACACCAGAAGCTTTGAATGTATTACCTAAATGTTTCCATACATCTTTTATATCTCTACCAGAATATAAAACATTTTTAGCTTGTTCTTCAAGTAAATCTAAATCATGTTTTACTTTAAACTTTGGTAATTTAGAAACAGCTTTTTCAGTTTCTTGTTTACAAGCTTTAGTTAGGTAATTTTCTATATTGTCATAATCTTTTATTTCTATAGACATTACATCATTATAGTTACCTTTCCATCCTCTAATAGAAGACCAAGAGTTTAATTTAGACTCAAGCTTACCAGCTGCAGTTCTTTTAGCTACAAATAATTTATTTTCATAAGATTCTTTTTGAGCAACAAACTTTTTAAGTTTCATACTTGCTTCTTTAAAAGCTTTGATTTGAGCTTTAAGACCTAATCTTTCAACAAACTTTGGATAGTTTTTATCAGTTTGTTTTTGAGTAGCAGATTCTATTTCTGACTCAATGTTTTGTCTTCTTTTTCTAAACTTGTCATGTATAAGTGTATCAAGATAGTGTAGTTCATTACTTCTTATTGGTTTCATCTTTACCTTTCTTTTTT